CGTGCGGCACCCAGTCGCTGCCCGCGCGCCATCCAAGATCCGCGTCCTCCTTGGCGAGCGTGTCGCGCCACCATTCGACGCCGTGCCCGCTCTGCACCGTGCACGAGTAGATCAGGATCTGCGTGCCGACCACGCTGAACTTCCATACCGCAGTGTCGTCGCCGATGCCGATGTCCCACGCGCGGTGCACCAGCGCGCCCTCGGGCGGCTCGACCTCGATGATGCGGCCCTCGGCGCGCACCGCCGCGGCCTCGATCGCGTAGAAGCTGCCGAGCACGCTCGCGGTCCAGTCACAAAAAAGCTCTTGGCGATAACTCGCGGTGCCCTGATCGGCACCATACAGCGACTGCATTTCCGCCAGCGTGTCGGCCAGCGTCTCGTCGGTTAAAACATCGGTGTCTTTTACCGTTAATAGTTCGCAAAACCACGACGGTGTTTTAAGCGCGTATTTATACATATCGAACGCATGATTACGGCCGCGCGGTGTGGTAATAAATATCGCCCAGCCGTCATTTTCTTCGAGCATTGGCCGCGTATAACCCCACACGCTGGGATTAGAGAGCGCGTACTCGCTGAACACTAATCCCGCGTAGCTCGATCCCACCAAGCTCGTGTCGTAGGTGTCGCTGCCCAGTACGGCCCACGTCGAGCCGTTAATAAATCGGATGCTCATGGTGGTGTCGTTGGTCGCCGCGCGAATGCTCACGGGAAACGCCTCGTCGATGCGCCGCATGCCGGTGTGTGGATTGACCGCGGTCCAGATCGCCCTGCGGCCCTGCAAGAACTCGGGCAACACGTGGCCGTAGTTGGCGGCACGCTCCATGGCGGCGATCGCGGTGTGATGTAGGCACACGTCGTCCTTGCCAGCGCGCCGGTGCCACACCGCCATGGCGCGCTTGCCGCCGCCGCGTAAATATCGCCACAGCGGCATCTGGTGCACAAACGGCGTCCAACCATTATGCGGCAGTTTTGTCTCGCTCATTTCTTCGGAGCCTTAACCCCGTCAGTGACGTGCCTAATAACGATCGTATGCGAGCCGTCCTCGGCCGCGCCGACGTGCTTAATCTCTTGCGACGGCTTGCCCCAGCCGCGCTCCATCAGCAACTTATTAGCCGCGAGCCGCACGCCCTCATCCGTCGCATGCTTGGCGAGCCCGCCCACGGCCCGGATCGACTCCTGCGTGTAGCCGCGCGCTAAAGACTTCAAATCTATGTATTTTTTAGTCTTTTGAGGCACTTAGGGTTGGTACTCCCCCTTGTTGCAGCGCGCTCAGCTCGCAGCGCAGCCGCAGCAGCCGCGCCTCGATGACGCGCAGCTCGTCGGCGATCGCGACCGCGACGTTGATCAGGTCCACCAGCGTGTCGGCACGCGAGCGCGCCGACGCGCCGTCGTTGATCGACACGATCCGCAGGTTCGACATGGTGAAACGCGCCTGTTCCCGACCCGGCGACCGGCAACATGCGCTTGATATTGCAGGACAGTCAAGCCGTGGTAGGTCCGGCCTACCGACCTACCATCAGTTGTCGCCGGGCTTCCATGGCGGAACCCGCGGCGTCAGCCCGAGATCCGCGTAGGTGCGCAGCAGCAGCACCTGCGCGGGCGGGATCTCGGCCTCACCCGCCACGTAGCGTCGGCTGGTGCGCTCGCTCACGCCGAGCCAGCGCCCGGCCTGCGCTTGGTTCAATCCAAGCTGTTCCATCGCACGTTCGTAAGCCTTTGGGCTCATCATCCGTTCGGTTTGCCAATCGTTGGTTGACATGGGTTTTCTCCTTGTCCACTGACTATGGGTCCGGGCGGACGATTTGTCAAATCAGCGCTTGACAGCTGGGCGGACACGTGGTCCTATGTGTCATCAACAACGGAGCAAGCAAATGACCGACCGCACCAACCACGTCAGCGTCACCTACACCCGCGGTGCCGCCCTCGACCAAGGCACCTACGACTTCGACCTGCTCGATCGCAAGGGCCGCCGCCTCGGCTACCAATGGTCCCTGCAAGCCCTCACCGTCGCGCCTTACGTCAAGCCGACCGGCAACAGCTACCATGGCTGCTGGGCGCAGGACCCGGCCCTGATCGGCGAGCGCGTCCTGATCACCTGCACCGCCACCCGCGACGGCAAGCGCTTCGGTGCCAGCCACGGCTCCCACCGCTACGTTTGCGTCGATCTGGAAGCCGCCCGGCGCAAGACCGTCGACCTCGCCGAAGCCTGCCGCAAGCGCTACGCCCGTCAGCCGCAGGACCAGCGCTGAAAATAAATTGGTAGGACCGCTTGACATGGTAGGTCAGGCGGTCCTATAGTCGAAACGTCAACAACGGAGCACACCACTATGACCAACCTGACCAAGATCATTGACGACCTCGGCGACCTCAAGGCGCAGATCGCCGAGCTGGAGATCGCCGAAAAGGCGCTCAAGGCCTCCCTCTCCGATCTCACGATCGGCAACTACGAGGGCGACCGCTATCGCCTCTCGATCACCGCCCCGGAGCGCGAGAAGCTCTCCGACGAGCTAAAGGCCAACATCAAGGAAGTCGTCGAAAAGTACCGCGACAAGCTCTCGCCGCAGTACCGCACCGCGCATATCAAGCTCGTGCCGACCCCGACCTTCACGGTGCGCGCCCGGTCCGGGCGTGCGCTCGCGGCCTGAAGGGCAACAACCCCCTCCCACGGGAGGGGGGTTCTCACCCCAACCCCACAACGGAGCATCCCATGACCATCCTCAAGCTGTCAGAGCGCACCCGCACCATCCCGGTCGATCGCCGCGACATGACCACCGTCCGCCTGCAGATCTTCAACAACCACGGCTGCCTGCTCGACACCCACGACATCACCGTGACCGACATCTCGGAAACCGACACGGCCGCCACCGCGGCCCTGATCAAGCTGCTGCGCCACACATGGACCATCGCCCCCGGCGACGTCATCCGCATCAACGAAGTCTAGCCTTCCGCGGCGGCCTCCGGGCCGCCGCGGTGCTTTTGCATGATCACCATACAGGCGTCGAACACCGCCTCGAACGCCGCCAATTTCGTGACCGCGTCATCGCGATTGCGCCGGTAGTCGTCCATCTCGGTCTGCATCCGCGCGTAGGCCAGCTTCAACGCATCGTGCTCCGCCTTCAGCCCGCGCAGGTCCGCCTCGCAGGCCTCCAGTGCGGACCGCAGGGCGTCGCGCTCCTGCTCGACCTCCTGCACGGCGATCAGCCCGGCCTCGACCCGCTGCTGGCGGCTCGCGATCATCGCCGGAGCAGCACCGGCTGCTCCAATCGCCCCGTCGCTCATCGCCTGCACCTCCATCTGTGGTTATCGGTGTAAACCTTGCGCATCCCGTGCCGGGCGCAGACGTCCTCGACCCGCCACACCGCGTGCTGCGGCCGCACCTTCTCCACCGCGCGTGGAATGGGCACAGGAACCACAGAATTGACCGCTGGCGCGTTTTCCACCGTCACCTGCACCGATCGCCCGTCGGACGGCTCGAACCGATCGCTCGGCGGCGGCCGGTTGCCCAGCCAGCGCTGCCCGCCGCCGGGCCAGCGCCGCTCGATCTCGCTCGGCACGATCGGGATCGTGCGCACCACCCGCGGCGCATCGGGGTCAGCAATTGGCAGCCGGTCACCCTTGCCGGTCTGCGCCGCGGCGCTGACAGTCAGGGCGAGCAGGATCAATGCGGTTCTCATAGTCTGCTCCATTGTTCGGGACTGTTACCGGGGTTACCCATAGTCCCGGTCCATGGGTAACAAATTTCCTCTTTGTTTTCTAAGTTGTAACTGATGTTACCGTTGTTACTCTTATTTCTAAGACTACTGTAGATTTGGATGCCGATAGAAGGGGGACAGAGGGGGTGGTAGGACACACAGCGAAACTATAGGAAGTTTGGGAACGGTACTTTTTCGGGTAACAGTAGTAACATTTCTACACCACAATACCTTTTCATGCATCAGGATACCTTATTTGTTACTGAACGAATGTAGCCTTTCACGACACCGTCCTTGCCGCGGAACGTCTTGTGCTCCCATCCGAGCACCTTCATCGCCTCGGCCAGCGTCATGGCGTGGCCGCGGTTCATCTGCCCCTCGGTAAGCTTGAGCACCTCCTTGAAAATGTCTCGCGTCGAGACGCGATCCTCGTCGCCAACCCGACTGATCACGCTCATTCCGTGGGCCACGCCTTCGTTGATGGTCGTCTGCATTCCGGCCAGCACGGCTTCCCACGGGTGCGGCACCCGGCGCGCCTCCTGCTCGACCCCGGCCGCGGCCCACAGCCGCTCGTCCAGCGTGATGCTCTCCCCCGCCGTCTGCGCGGCCGCGGCCTCGCCCCACAA